GATACAAGTGAGGAGGTACTGCGACCTGCATTCGATAAGACGGTAGGTAACGGGAACTTCTACACCTACGGTCACTTCGGCAGTATGGACAGCGACAACTTACTAGGTAAGATAAAGTACTTGGTCAGAGGGTACGATTGTAAGTGGATATTCTTGGATCACCTATCGATTGTTGTTAGTGGAATCCAAGGAGACGACGAGCGACGCCTGATCGACAACACCATGACCAAGCTTAGGAGTCTAGTTGAAGAGACAGGGTGTGGTATGGTACTTGTATCTCACTTGAAGCGTGTCGATAGTGGACACGAAGAGGGAGGACGAGTAAGTCTGCACCACCTAAGAGGTAGTCAAGCAATCGCACAGCTATCGGACATGGTGATAGGACTGGAACGCAACCAACAAAGCGAAACAATAAGCAACGAAACACGAGTCCGAGTACTGAAGAATAGATTCAGCGGACAGACAGGACACTGCGACACTTTGTATTACAGCGGTGATACAGGTAGATACACTCCTGATGTGTTCAAACCAACTAATGATGAAACCAATAACCCATTCTAAGAAATGAAATACGAAATAGATATAGAAAACCAAGCAGTCACAACATGGTGGCTTATAGAAGACGTTGACTACCATATGAACGAAAAACCGACAGGCGAAGAGTATCTCTGGTGTCACATGATAGACGAATATGATTACACAGACGAGAAGCACAGACTCTACGAACCTGAGTACGATAAAGATAACGGAAGGCTGTGTGGTTTTTGGTTACAAGTAGAGATGCCTAAGTATCTGTGGCATTTAGATAGAGCTGGTATGCCTCAAAAAGAAGATAAGTGGGACAGTAAAGTGTATGACTTCGCACAAGAAACTATTAACGAATGGGTAGAAGATAAGCGTGTTAAACACTACAATGAAAACAAAAACTTCTACATAAAACAGTCATGACACGAACACTATTCTTTGATATAGAGACCAACCCGATTAACGATTGGTCCACCTACTCTGACCTACACACCGTACACTGTCTATCGATCTACGATCCTACGCTCCCTAAGATGCTGACATTCCACGGGGAAAGTATAGAGCGTGGGTTGTTAGAGCTAACGAAAGCAGAACGTATCGTCGGACACAACGTCATTGACTTCGATATACCAGCACTGAAGAAGCTGTACAACTTCTCACCACCACTGATTAAAGTACTGGACACACTTGTTGTTAGTCGCTGTGTATTCCCTGATCTGCGGAACGAGGACTTCGGACGGAACGGATTCGATAAAGCACTGGTCGGGAGTCACTCGTTGAAAGCGTGGGGACACCGGATGGGCAAAGCTACGAAGATGACATACGGAGAAGAGGACGACGCATTCGAGGAGTACAGCGATGAGCTAAGGAAGTACTGCGAGCGTGATGTTATCGTTACCCAACTGCTGTACGATTATCTATTCAAGCAGAACCCCAGCCGAGAGATGATAGCGATTGAGCACTGGTTCAAATTTATTATCTCTATGCAAGAGCGACACGGGTTTAAGTTCGACTTGGATAAAGCAGATGTGCTGACCGCCAAGCTGATGGGTATCCGAGCAAAGCTGACCACTGATTTACAGAACGCTTGGAAACCTACAAAGGTAGAGATGAAGAGTCCAGCAGGGTGGACGCTAGAAACAGACCAAGCAACTTACGAAGGGAAAACAAAGAACGATCTCAAGCTACAACTAAAGGAAGCAGGGGAAGTACAAGCACTCGTTAAGAATGCAGTGAAGACGGGCAACGCCGTGAAAGAGATACCGTTTAATCCCGGCAGTCGTAAGCAGATCGCTGAACGCTTGATGAGTCTTGGATATGAACTACCCACGGAGAACGACGGCAAGACATATAAGGTAGATGAAGCTGTACTCAAAGGTATCGACCATCCTATAGCATCTGAATTGTTATCGTTCCTATTAGTACAGAAAAGATTAGGTCAGTTAGCAGAAGGACAACAAGCGTGGTTGAAGCTACAAAAGAACGGAGTGATCCACGGCAGCGTCAATACCAACGGAGCAGTGACAGGTAGATGTACCCACAGCACACCCAATGTTGCACAAGTACCAAGTGTACGGGCAGAGTTCGGGTCGGAGTGTCGTGAGTTGTTTAAAGCTAGACACGGTTACGAGTTAGTAGGGTGTGACGCATCTGGTCTTGAGCTTCGTATGCTTGCACACTACATGGCATTCTACGACAGAGGAGAGTACGCTAAGATTGTAACGGAAGGAGATGTACACACCGTCAATCAAAAGGCAGCAGGACTGGAGACACGTGACCAAGCTAAGACTATGATCTACGCACTACTCTACGGAGCGGGTGACCACAAGATGGGAGAGATTATAGGAGGTGGAGCAAGAGAAGGACAACAGCTCAAGCGTAAGTTCTTCAGCAGTCTACCAGCACTCGCTCGTCTTCAAGCTGATGTACAACGCAAAACAAAAGCAGGAGGAGAACTGATCGGTCTTGACGGACGCATCCTTCCAATACGCAGTAGTCACGCAGCACTGAATATGTTATTACAATCGGCTGGTGCTGTGTGTATGAAGGTCGCACTTATCCAACTGTTCCACAGGATCAACCAACTGAGATGGCAGCACGGCAGGGAGTACGCATTCGTCGCTAATATACACGATGAGTTCCAAGCTGAGGTGATACCCGATAAAGCACAAGCATTCGGACACTTAGCAGTTGAAGCAATCCGACAAGCCGGGAAAGAACTCAAGTTGAATGTACGATTGGACGGTGAGTTTAAAGTTGGAAAGAACTGGGCGGAGACACATTGATGATGGACGAACTACAATACGATAGCTACACTACGCTTGCACACATCTACGACACCCAAGACCTTACGGTCGGTTACGATTGGAAACAACAGTACCAAGATAAAACCATGCCATCATCAAACGCACAACGGATAGGAGCTATAGCTGAGACACGTTTCATAACTGAATGTTTAAATCGAGACTTTGAACCACACACTCCTGTAACTCCTATGCCTTGGGATTATATCGTACACTGTCCAGCTGGTGATCTAAAGGTACAGATAAAAAGTACATCAGTTAGGGACCGAGCAGCTTACGCCGTGAATACAGGCAGTGGGAGTACACAGAAGGAACACATACCAGACATTGTTGACATCGTAGGTATCTATATATCTCCGCTCGATCAGTGGTGGATGATTCCTCAATCTGTTATCACAAGTAAGACATTGAAGCTATACCCTGACACACCTAGTAAATCTAAATATAAAAAATACCAAAACAATTGGAGTGCATACTATGAGTAAAACCAAAACAACATTATTAATAGACGCAGATGTCCTAGCTTTTGAAGCATCTGTTGTCGCAGAAGAATCAATACAATGGAAGGATGAGATGTGGACAGTACACGCAGACATGGCATTAGCTAAAGCTCGTGTGGTCAATCGCATCGTAGAGTTCCAAGAGAACTTAAAGACAGAGAATGTTGTGCTGTGCCTGTCGGACCGTGCGAACTTCCGTCGCAAACTCAACCCAGACTACAAATCTAATCGTGCTAAGTCACGCTTGCCCATCATCTTACGACAGGTAAAGCAGTGGATCATCGACGAGTTAGGTGGTGTGTTGTGGGCGAACCTTGAAGCAGATGATGTTATATCTATATTAGCTACTGATAAAGCAATGGATGAGGAGACGATCATCGTCAGCATAGACAAAGACTTCAAAGGAGTGCCGGGTATATACTACGACTACAACAAGGGAGAGTATCACCAACCAACCGAAGAGGAGGCAGATAACTTCCACTTAATACAAACAATAACAGGAGATGTAACGGATGGATTTAAAGGCGTACCCAAGATGGGACCAGTCACAGCTAAGAAAGTTTTAGAGAAGGACGGTTACACATGGGACACTGTTGTAAAGTGCTACGAGAAAGCAGGGATGACTGAACAAGACGCACTGATGAATGCGTGGATGGCAAGACTACTACGAGCAGATAACTACTGCTTCAGAACTAATACTATAAAAAGATTATGGACACCGAAGAACTACCAAACCAAGGATACACTAAAGATTTCTCAACAGGGGCTAAGCGTGACGGGGACATTGGACGGGGACGACCCAGCCTTATTCCTCCGGACGCCCTTCGCCGTCTCGCAAAAAGATTTGAAGATGGCGGAAAGCTTTACGGAGACAACAACTGGAAACGAGGTTTCCCTTTAAGTAGATTATATGACTCGATGTTTAGACATTTGTTGGGGCTGGCTGAGGGGGACAACTCTGAAGACCATGCGGGTGCTATCTTGTGGAATGCGGCAGCTTGGTGCTGGACTGAAGAAAAGATTAAAGAGGGAAAGCTCCCGTCGGAACTGGACGACATAACATATAGAGATGAACGATGAAATAGTACTACCCGCTCTGTCACAGGAGCTAATCAATAAACTTGACAAACTATTCCCGGATAAATGTCCACTGTTGACAGACACAGATCGTGAGGTATGGTATAAAGTAGGACAAAGAAGTGTAATTAATTATTTACAACAGACTTACGACGATCAACTCGAACAAGATATAGTAACTAAACAAGTACAGAATTAGCCATGTGTTTCAGCCAACCTAAGATGCCCGCTATGCCGGAGATACCACCACCTCCTCCACCTCCCGCACCGCCTCCACCACCACTAGCTATGGCTGAGAAAGCACCAACACAACGTGCAGCTACTCGTAAAGTAAAGCGTCTTCGTGGCACATCTCAAGTTACTGCTCGTCGTCGTCCTAGTATCGGAATGGGTGGAGGAAAAGGTGGCGTGGGTGTACAGCTTTATTAAATAAAATATAGATAGTTATGAGAAGTTTAAGCGAGGAAGTACTACTGAATAATGTTACAGCAAACGGAGCCGGACCTGCGTTTCGAGTGGAGCAGAAGAAAGGGTGGACGTTTTATATTAAGACAAGCGTTGCTGGTTCAGCTACTATTGATATCGAGGTTTTCATTCAAGGGAGTTGGATCGTACTTGATTCTCATGCAGTCAGTTCGGAAGGTGCTCTTATAATTAGAGACGATCACGGTCACTATGAATTAATCAGAGCTAACGTTAAAAACTATACAGGCGGAACCCATAGTGTCTACGCCACAGGAACCGCAGAATCTCTCTGATGTCCATCCTCTTTCCGTCAGCTTTATTAAAGCCGAGTGCTGTTATACCGAAACCATCTACTGTAGAAGGTGTAGCTTTTGATGTAGTGTACGCATTCGACGAATCGGAAGAAGAAGTCATAGACGGAGCGATTTTCACGCAAGCAAGTGAACCGTTGACAACAGAACTAGATGAAATATTATTATTTGAACCAGCTTAATACTCATGGCCAATAAAAAAATAACAGAACTCACGGACTTACCGAGTCCCGCAGGAGCTGACATACTAGCAATCGTGGACGACGTGGCGGGAACCGCTACTACTAAGAAGGTAACCGTTACCAACTTAATGGGACAAGCTCCCGTACAAAGCGTTAACACAGCAACAGGTGCAGTAGTATTAGATGCAGATGACATCGACGATACTTCCACCACCAACAAGTTTGTAACCGCATCCGACATCACGAACCTTGGTAACTTAAGCGGTACGAACACGGGTGACCAAGATTTAAGCAGTTACTTACAGAGTGTATCAGCTGGTGATTTAACAGACGGCAACTTTGACGGAACAGCTATCGAAGGATTTGACGCTTCGATCAACGATCAAACAGGAACCACCTATACATTAGTATCTGGAGACAACGGTAAAGTAGTAGTGCTTGATAATGCTTCTGCTGTAACCGTCACAGTACCAAGTGGTTTAGGAGCTGGGTTTAATTGTAGCTTTGTACAAAAGGGAGCGGGTCAAGTATCGTTCAGTGCTTCGGGAACTACCATTAACAACAGACAGTCACACACCAAGATCAATGCACAGTACGGAGTAGCTAGTATAGTAGCTTACGCCGCTGATACATTCGTCCTTGCCGGAGACACGGCTTCCTAATAATGTTCGTACTTCCTACATTTGGATTGGGCGTTATCGCTAGTCCTACTGTACCTGCTTCTGTATTTGACGACGACTTAACATTCCCAACCATCCAAGTATTCGATACTGCGGCAGAGTTTACTGATCAAACGAACGCACCCGACTACACCATCGTCCACGCAAAAGACACCGATAAGTTGTATGTGTGGGACGGTACGGAGTGGGTATTTTATAACAACAATCTTTAATTTATGAGTACAATAACAGATATATTTAGCTCTGCTTCTGCGAGAGACGCATCTAAACCAGCAAGTAGTAACACGGGCTTAGTTATATTTAGGTCGGACACTAAGGCTATAGAGGTTTCTGATGGAACTGATTACTACAAATATAACAATGACGGTGTTTCTGTTCCGGCGACTACTTACTTAACCTTTAATGGAACAACCCAATATGTTGATATACCTGATGATACTGCTATAGGTTTCTCAGGAGATATTTCAATTTCTTGTTGGTTCAAGTGGGACGGAGCAGCTTCAAGTGTGTATGACTCTATTGTAGGCAAAAGAGACGCAGGTGGTACTAATTACGTGCTTTATATTAATGATAATAAATTAAAATCGTATGATGGTTCAAACATCAGATCCGATAGTACAACGCTCAATACGTCTCAATGGTATCACGCTGTATTAGTTATAGATTCTGGCACTTCCACTAAGTTTTATGTGGATGGTAGTCTTTCCTCTACACAAGCGTCGTCCACTATAACTTATAATGATGCCGACTTACGAATTGGTGAAGATGGGGTCGGTTCTTATTTTAGCGGGTCTATTGATGATGTAGCCATTTATAACAGAATACTAACTGCGTCTGAAGTTTCCGATCTTTACGGCGGGACATTTACATCAAGCGGCTTAGTAGGAAAGTGGACTGTCGAGGGGGATACTGGAACAACAATTACAGACTCTTCAGGAAACGGTAACAACGGCACAGCGTCAACAAGTGGTATGATTGTAACAGGTCAAAGGTTGTAATAATGAATTATGTAATAATAGAAGAATCTGAAGTTAGTAGTGTTAATTTTGATTTAGTTATAAATACTAACGCCGACTTATTGAGATATAAACTAGACGGCTCTCAAGCACTTTTACAGTACGAAGGCACACAACCATTCTTTTTGCTCGGCAAGACGGAGTACACACACGAAGAGATACTAAGCATCTTGAGTGGTCCTGAGTGGGTGAGCGACGAGATTATCTAATAATGCACGAAACAGCCCAAGGGCTATATCATTCGTTGGAGAACCAGCGGTGGTCATTCTTAGACAGAGGTCGTACATCTTCTGAGCTTACACTTCCTTATGTCTTACCGCCTGACGGACACAACTACGCTACTAAGTACTACACACCGTACCAAGGTATAGGAGCTAGGGGAGTATTAAATCTCAGTAGTAAGCTATTGCTTGCACTGCTTCCACCTAACGCTCCCTTCTTCCGTCTTGTTATAGATAAGTATGAGCTGGATAAAGCAAAGCAAGACCTCGGTGTGGAAGGAGCAGAACAACTGCGTACTGACTTAGAGAAAGCATTAGCTGATGTAGAGCGTAGTGTATCACAGGAAGTAGAAGTACAGAACTTCAGGAACGGTATCTTCC